GACTTGGGGGCAGTACCCAACGCCTCCACCACAAGTACATTAAGGTGTATTTCTGTGGGGGCGAAACAGGATCGACAGGTGTTAAATAGAGAAGTGGAGAACTGTGGATTGACCGCCTTATAGGTCACTAAACTATACGCAAACGATAATTTCGTTTCATATGAGGACTATGCTCTAGCAGCTTAGTTTTTATGGGGTTCGGGAGGCACCTTGCAACAGAAGCCTCCCACTTTATTTAAAAGGGTGTTGACAAATAGATATTACTATGTTATACTCTGTTATAATACGAATTTAAGTGACGGGAACCTATTCCTATATCGACACTTAATGAGTTTGGTAGTTCTCTTTATAGGACTAAAAACTACCACTTCAAAAGTTGAAATGCTTTCAACTTATTTTGTAATGTTAAGGAAAACATTTAAATGACTAAGACTACCCAGACCGCTAAGGTCGCCGCCGCACTCGTTAATGGTGCAGAACTAACCGCTAAGCAGATTACATCACGTTATGGTGTCAAGAATGTTCGTGCAGTTATCAGCCAACTCCGCACAGAAGGATTTGCAATTTACTTGAACAATCGTGTATCGTCTTTTGATGGAGAGACATACCGTAAGTATATGCTCGGTACGCCTACTAAGGCAGTTGTTGCAGCTGGATATGCGGCATTACGCACAGCGTAATGTCTAACGGGTGATGCCGTAATACATCCGTGGGGGGTCATGGTTAACCCCCCAATTTTTTTAATCGTTATGGAAGAATATTATGCCGTTAAATACATCCAAAACATTTTCCCTAAAAATAGAACAAATAGTTCTCGAAAAAGATATATCTCATTTAGATGCTGTATTGTGGTATTGTGAGAAAGAAGGCCTAGAGCCAGATTCGTTAAGGCCCTTGATCTCAAAAGCTCTAAAAGAAAAAATAGAAGCAAACGCTAGAGAGTTAAACTTTCTGCCAAAATGTGCTCAATTACCTCTATAGGCACTTGACTTTTATGTTGGTTTGTAGTAGTATTAACTTATGTTCAACTGTCAGGACTGATGACAGCAACCCTTGCAATGGAGACTTCAAATGGAAGTGACAGTGCATTTGGATGGTGACCCCATCATCCGTGAAGAAGGTTTCTTCGCCTCTAAGGTAATGGAACTGGAAAATCAAGTTAAGGCGCTTGGTTATGAGAACTCTGAATTGGTGAAATCTAATGAAGAGTTAAGGGAACGAGTTAAGAAGCTCGCCTCACGTCAACCTAGTTGGCCAAAGGGATATCGCCCACATAACAGGCGGTAATGGATGTGTGCCGGTGTAGCTCAACGGTAGAGCAATTGCTTTGTAAGCAATAGGTTGTGAGTTCGATTCTTACCACCGGCACCATTTTTTAAATGGAGTATTCATGTTTAAAAAAATGAAGAATTGGTTAGACAAATATACGGAAAGTAAATCTGCTGCTGTTCCAAAATACCTAACTGGCAAAGAGTCTGGAGCAGAGTTGAATAATATAAGAAGAGAAAAACAAGCAAAACATGAGGATTTATTGAAGTAATGAATGTACGTTTAATTTCACATTCAACACCAGATAATATTATTGGTGTAGACGATGCACAAGGCCTTATCGCATATTGTGCTAGAGTATCAAACCCAGACAATCAGAATAATAAAGAAACTAGCCAAAAACTTATAAAATACCTCATTAAACACAAACATTGGTCGCCACTAGAGATGGTCAATGCGTGTATAGAGATTGAGACTACAAGAGACATTGCACGGCAGATACTACGGCATCGTTCATTTTCGTTTCAAGAGTTCAGTCAACGATATGCTGATCCAACAAAAGACTTGGATTTTGTGACTAGAGAAGCAAGACTGCAAGATGATGAGAATCGTCAAAACAGTGTCGAACTTGATATCGAAAGTGACTTGCACTATGCGTGGCAAGCAAAACAAGAATCACTTATTGATGTTGCAAAAGAAACTTATCAGTGGGCAATTAAGAATGGTATTGCAAAAGAACAAGCTCGTGCAGTGTTACCAGAAGGACTCACTGTATCTCGCATGTACATGAACGGCACACTACGTTCGTGGGTACACTATATAGAACTAAGGAGTGCTAATGGCACACAAAAAGAACATATGGAAGTGGCAAAGGCTTGTGCAGTAGAAATTGCAAAAATACTTCCTTTGATCGGAGAGTTACATAATGACTGAAATTCCTGTTTTCCCCGCCGGTGTATTAAAGATATACCAAAATCCTAATCCACCAAAAGTTCCTTCTATGAATGAGTTTGAATTTAATCAACAAGCAGTTTCAAATCCCGATACAACACAGTTCAAAGATACCCCTAACATCATTGACCATGAAGGTCTTGCTGATCTAAGGACATGGTTCTATGAATGCACGAAAGATTATCTTGACAACGTAATGACTCTTGATCATCGTGATTTCTGGATACATGAGAGTTGGTTGAACAGTGCAGAGCCAGGCAGTCAACAGAGTATGCACAATCATGGCAATTCCCTTATCAGTGGCGTGTATTATGTCAAGTCTAGTCCAAAGCATCCGCCTCTAGTGTTTGAGAAGATGCCGTCAAATAGTGACCCATTTTTCTCACTGAGAAAGCACTACAGTAAAGCAAATGCAAACTTTACTAACAAGATTGCTATGCCTTGTACAGAGGGTTCATTGATCATGTTCAACTCATATCTGTTTCATGGTTTCTCACAGAATGTTACAAGTGAACCAAGGATCAGCCTTGCATTCAACGTACTTGCTAACCTGTCAGAACGTGATGCTTACAAGCTTGATTTCGTAAAGAATGAACGCTGGTTAGACGATGCGTCTGTAAGCTACACGGTAAGCACTGATGGTGCGTCTGGTAAGATTGACCGAAGGATGAGTAAGTGAAAGCTGTTGTCATAGGAAACGGTGAGTCTCGGTCTTGGTATAACCCAAATACTAAATGGGGTGATATTAGGACTTGGGGATGTAATGCCGTTTACCGTGACGCAGCACCAGATAATCTTGTTGCTATGGACTACGGTATGCAACAAGAGATATATGATTCGGGTTATAAGGGTAAATGTTATTTCTCAAACTGGAGTGTTGTTCCAGCAGAAGTTGCTGACATGATGCTCATGGGATTTGATATACCAGACACATTTATTCATAGGAGTAAGAACAAAACTGATCAGTGTGTCATAGCTGGTAAAGACCCTGCTACTCTACATGAAAAAGTTGAGTCTGCCATGCAACAATTTCCTCACCTTGATATGGATGATCTTAAACTCAAGATGGAAAAGGATGTTGGAATCTGGATTACCTATGTAAATGAGAATGACAACATAGTGGATGTTGGTAATCCTAATCTATCAACTGGTAATATGGCTTTGTTATGTGCGTGTCATGAACAGAATGCAGAAGAGATTTATATGTTAGGATTTGATTTGAGTGCATACGATGAGTCAATCAATAACATATACAAAGGAACAGACAACTACTTGCCTGCCTCTGCTAAGGGAATAAATCCTGTCAATTGGATAAACCAGATGAGCGAACTTTTTGACAAGTATAAGGATAGAAACTTTTATTGGGTAGATTGCAAAGTAGAAGGTACTAACAATTGGCATGGTTCAACAGTACAAGACTACCATCTCAATGTAAAACTCTTGTCAAAAGAAGAGTTCTGTAAAGAGTTACTATTGAATGATTACAAATAAGGAGAAGATATGCCAAAAAGACCAGAACTAGCACTGAAAAGTGGAAAGAGTAAGGGACTTAAAAAGTCCCAAGTAGAAGCTCATAAGAGAACCGCAGATGTTTGGGAACTTGCGGGTAAGGGTGACTATTACGAATCTGAATCCTATAAAGATTTAGTGGAAGCACAAAAACGATCTAATATTCCAAGAGAAGAAAAGGTCGCTGCTTATGATGATGAGGGATTTGACAAGGATGGATTCAAAGATGGAGTTCATAAAACCGGCCTTTTGCTGGAAGAATAAATACAAAAGGGTATTGACTATTATACCCTATTGTGTTACTATTATAAAATCAACATACGTTAAACATACGCAAACATAAGGAAACATACGATATGTCATTTGCTACAATGAAGAAACAGAACAGTCTTGATTCGCTGCTGGGTGCTGCCCAGAAAGAATCTGCCCCGCAAGAAAAGAAGTCTTACGTTGATGAACGCCTTTGGAAACCTACGATGGATAAGTCCGGTAATGGATATGCTGTCCTTCGTTTCCTTCCAGCATGTGAAGGTGAAGACCTTCCTTGGGCCAAGGTGTGGAACCATGCGTTTCAAGGGCCTACTGGTCAGTGGTTCATTGAGAACTCCCTTACCACTCTTGGTAACAATGATCCTGTATCAGAGTATAATTCCAAACTCTGGAATTCTGGTGTAGAATCGGATAAGGAAATTGCTCGTAAACAGAAGCGTAAGTTGCAATACTTCGCTAACATTTATGTGGTCAGTGATTCGTCCAATCCTCAGAACGAGGGTAAAGTCTTCCTTTACCGTTTTGGTAAGAAGATTTTTGATAAGGTGATGGAAGCAATGCAGCCTGCCTTTGAGGACGAAACTCCTATTAATCCGTTTGATTTTTGGGGTGGTGCGAACTTCAAGTTGAAGCTTCGCAAAGTTGATGGTTACTGGAACTATGATAAGTCTGAATTTGAAGGCGTCTCGTCTTTGTCTGATGATGATTCTGTTCTGGAAGGCATCTATAAGAGTCAGTATCCTCTTAATGAGTTTACTGCTGCATCCAACTTCAAGTCCTATGATGAGTTGAAGACTCGTTTGGACATGGTTCTTTCCGGCACAGTTGCTGCAAATACTACAGTGCAGACGCTGATGGAAGACGAACCAACTGCTACTCTTACGGTTGATACCAAAGAGTCTCCGGCACCAACAGTGACCGTATCAGCAGATAATGATGATGATGACGCAATGTCATATTTTGAGAAGTTGGCTGAAGAAGGGTAGTCAGTCTATCCTTCCAATGAACCCCTCACTGAGAAATCAGTGGGGGGTTTTTTATTAACTATTAAAGACCAGTTGAGTTTAAATTTGCATTTAGAGTCGGACTCTGTGGCTGGGTCATTGCCGGGAAGTGATTTTCCACTTTCTTATCGCTTGTACTAACGTTGAATCCGGCCGGCGGTGGTGCGCCGGAGGCCGCCTGTCTAGCTAACAATTTTTGCTCACTTCTCTCCAGGCTGGCAAGTTTTTTCTGTTCGTATTCAAGTCGTTTTGGACTAAGCTGTCTACCTTTCTCATCCTGGCCAGTAAGAATCCTGTCTTCGGTTGCCTCTATACGAGCATCCAAGCGCTCTAGTATTTTTTGTCTTCTTTCTTGCTTAACTCGTTCCGTTTTGGCCAGTTTGTCGGCCATCGTTGCGTCTTGTTTTTTCGCTGCTGCTGGACGGTTATTGAAATCAGCTTTTGCGTCAGGTTTAGCATCAACCTTTGGCGGGTCTGCTATGGGAAGTTCTTTACCCGTTTTGGGGTCTAATCCAGCAAATTCATATACTGAATCAGGTATTGCTTTTGATGCAAGTGAAGCAAAAACCCCACCATCTGGATTTGGTAACACTGATCTCAAAACACTTTTAATAAAATTCTTTGCCGTATCCGCAATTTTTCCCATGTCGCCCATTAAATCAGTTCCACCTGAAAATATTCCAGTGATGTAATCTACTGCATCTGACAACAAGTCGAACGGCATCTTAACTATATCCATAATCAAGTCTTTAAAACTGAAACTATCAAGTGCTTCAGCTGCTTTATCAAATCCTAACATGCCCATAATCCATGAAACACCATCTTTCAACAAGTCAAGAGGCATACCAACAAGGTTGCCAATTAGTTTAGATAGACCACCACCAACACCGTCTATAAATTTAGATACTATGCTATCGCCGTCTGATTCTTTCCACCCATCAATAAATCCTGTAATAAAGTCAAATGCGCTCATAACAATGGTTACAGGTAAAAATAGTTTACCTAATATCCGGCCGAAGCCCGATGCAAACTTTAGTATTCCTGAGGCACTCTTACTAGCATTAGTTATCGTTTTCACATAACCTATCATCTTAGAAAAGAAATTACCAATTTTAGTAAAGAAATTGCCTATCGGTTTAAGGACTGTTTTAGCACCTTTAACTATATCATCTATGAAAGGCGTAATCTTTTTAACAACATCAAATCCTTTAAAGAAGTTTTTTATGCCGGTAAATAATTTGCCGATTGGACCAAACATCTTTGCAACCAATCCGCCTTTGCCAGTTATGCCAAGCATTTTCAACTGCAAACCTATTTCTTTGAAAAATGCTAAGAGTGCGACTATAGGAGCTGCAATTAGGGCGGCAATCAGACCCAGACCCGCCTTTCCTTTCTCTTTCATCTTCTGCATGAACTTATCATTCAGGCCTACAATACCATCTCTTATATCATGAAATACAGATTGTTCTCTCGCAGCTTTTGCTTCTTCTTTTTGTAACGATTCAGTTTCTGCAGCAGTAGGTTTTGGATTTTCTAATAACTTATTACCAGCTATCGTCACTTTCATCTGATCTTTAAACAAGGTATCCATCCCTGTTATCATTTTACCGTTACCATCAACAACTCTATCTAAACCTGGCTTAAGTGCCCCTGCCATCATTGCTGAGAATTTTTCTCCAGTAAATCCCAATAGATTTTCAGATGCCGCCAGCATTGAATCATTGACAGCTTTTCGTTTGTCAGAAAGGTTTTTCTCGTCTTTGAGAAGTTTGAATTGTTCTTTACTAACACCTAATTGTTTACGAAGTAACTCTTGTGCTTTCTTTTCTTTTCTTGTGGACAATGCCTTATTGAAAAGTGTCTTACCTAAACCA